CTGTTCTCCGGCAGCCCTGCATGGAGCAACACGCTGAAAGTTGTGTGGATTTTCTGTATGTACACGCTGGTGTTCTCCATCTTCACCACCCTGCGCGGTGCGGCCAACACACCGTACACCATTCGCCACTTCAGCAACAACCCCATCCTGATTCGCAAGGTTGCCTCCTACGGTGGCGTTATCACGATGGCCGGTTCGATGATTGTCAGCATCCTGTTCCCCATCGTAATGAGCAAGCTGGCCACCAGCGCCGGCGGCTGGCGTACCACTGTGGCAATCTTTGTCCTTCCCCTGCTGCTGATTTCTCTGCTGCGTTTCTTCTTCTGCAAGGAGGATCCCAGCGTGGACGGCGGTGACGAGCAGTTCCAGCCGGTCCGTCTGAATGAGATTTTCTCGATGTTCCGCCGCAACAAATATGTCTGGCTGTATGCTATTATTATGCTGTGCTATAACATCAGCACCTCTCTGGCCGTTACGACCTACTACTTCAAGTACATCATCGGCAACACCGCTATGATGAGCGTTACCTCCATTTTCAGCATTGTGCTGCTGCCGCTGATGCTGGTATTCCCGTGGATTATGAAGAAAATCGGCGGTATGAGCAAGATGGTCGGTGTTTTTGCCTGCATCGGTATCGTTGGTTACATCATTGTTTTCGTCTCCGGCGCAAACCTGACCGGCGTCCTGCTCGGCGGTGTGCTGGGCGGTCTGGCCGGTCTGCCTTTGGCATACTACGGCGTTCTGTTCATTATGAACTGCTGCACCTATAACGAGATGATTGGCCTGCCCCGCATGGATGGCTCTGCCGGTATTCTGGCAAACTTCATGGGCAAGTGCGGCGGCGCCATGGGCAGCTTCATCACCGGCATCCTGCTCAGCGTCGGCGGTTACATTGCCGCAGAGGGTACGGTTGATCAGCCCGCAAGCGCACTGATGATGATTCGCATTGACTATGCGCTCGTCCCCGCCGTGCTGATGATTGTGATTGCAGCCTGCTCCTTTGGCTTTATGAAGCTGGAAAAGAAAATCCCCGCATGGGAAGCCGCCCAGAAGGCCAAAGCCGAGGCCACCCCGGCTGAAAACGCCTGAAACAGAAATGATTGATTTATAAAACAGTTCTGAAATAACAGACCGCGCATTTCCCGGCAAGGGCGATGCGCGGTCTGTCTTTTTGCAGATAAAGAGTATCGCACTGTTTTTGTTTTGTATTTGATCTTCTAATTCATGGTCAGACTGTATTCGCTCAAACACCCTTTAGAATGGTATGCCGGAAGTAGATGCTCAAAGCTGCCGACATCTCCGATTTTTCAAAAAGACTTGACATTCCCGGGCAGTTCTATTATGATTATCAATGTTAATTATCTTTGATAATCGTTTGGAGAGGAATTTCATTATGACCATCGAACTGATCAAGCAGCTGCTGGATGCCTGCTATCTAGCAAAGCGGGCACGGGAGATGCTGCCTGCCCTGCCGGAGGATGTGACATCCTCCTATATCCAGTGTCTGGATGTTATTCAGAAATTGCAGACCCGTGGCATCCAGACGAAGATTTCTGATCTCAGCAATGCGCTGAACCTGCCCCGCCCCGGTGTGACCCGTACCGTAAAAGAGATGGAGCACAAAGGGTATCTGAGAAAACAGGTATCCGCTGAAGATGGCCGCGTGACCTATCTGTCCCTCACCGAGAGAGGGCAAGCGCTTTCCCAGAAGTACAATACGGACTACTTCTCGCAACTGCTCCCGTATCTGGACGGCATTTCCGAGGAGGATGCAGCGTGCACCATCCAAACGCTGGAAAAATTCTATGCTATTATGTGCGAAAGGAAAGATTCTCTTGAAAAACGATAAGACCGATTTTACCCAAGGCTGCATTTTGCCAAAGCTCGCCTTTTTCATGCTGCCCATTCTGGGTGCGCTGGTGCTGCAGGCCGCTTACGGCGCAGTAGACCTTCTGGTAGTGGGGCGCTTTGGCTCCACTTCAGGCTTGTCTGCGGTTTCCACCGGTAGTCAGGTACTCAACCTTGTCACCTTTGTTGTCACCCAGCTTGCCATGGGTGTCACAGTGCTCATTGCCCGCTATCTGGGCGAAAAACGACCGCAGTACATCGGGCAAGTCATTGGCGGGGCAGCTATAGCTTCACCTCCCCAGAAGATCCAACAGCCTTTCCTTTTCGGCCTTATCCTCGACACTTTCTGCCGCATGGATTTTAATAACGGCAGCGTTCTCGCGGGCAAATTCCTGCTCGGATTTGTCCAGCATTTTACCGCGTGCTCGCTTGTTTCTGATGTTCACCACCTGCGCAAACAGGCCATCGCCGATGCCATGAAATGCACCGAGAAATTCCCACCAGTGCAAATACCCGCATCGGCGGCAGCTATACCCCAGCACTTTGTCCACAGCGGGTGCGATCAGAGCAGCATCCTGCTCCCAATCCACCAGCCGGGGGCGGAAGCCTTGCTGCTCATCCTCTTTTCCCTCGTTGATAAAAGTAAAAGCCGCCCGAAGCGCAGCGTTTGCGTCGGGCAGCTCTTTCCAGCGGGGATATAGAATTTGCAGGCAGGCAACGTACTGCTCCTGCTGTGTCAGGTCGGGGTCAGTCAGCGCAGCCAGTGCATCCAGTACGGCGCGAAAATCCGAGCGGATCGCAAAGCTGCTCCCGGCCACCATGACGGTGGTGGGTAATTCCCATGCACTCATGCCTGCTGACCGGGGGCAAGCCCCTTGCTGAAGTCGGCATAGACGGCGGTGTGCTTTTTGAGTCGCGCTTCGGCGGCAGCGATTCCGGCCTTGTGCGCTTCCTCCACCAGAGGGGCAACAGCTTCCAGCACCTTTTCAAAGACAAAAGCACCGTCATCGGCAAGAGCCAGCGCCGAAAGTCCGCCAAAGAAAACCGAGGACACATCACTGCCAAACACCTTGTTCAGTTCAGCCTTGATGGTCGTATCCATTGCGAGAATCTTTTCGGGTGTCATGTCCTGCTTGGCCTGCTCCGCCAGTTCTGCGATGGCATTGCGTGCCGAGACGAAGCGCCCGGAAATGCCGATGTCGGCAGGGTTGATTTTGATGACGCCCAGCAGTGTGCCGTCAGCGTCTTTCACGTCATAGCTTTTGACGCCGCGATCAATAACCAGTTCCATGATGGCTGCTCCTTTCATGCCTCGGCGGTGAATGCCTTGGTGGTGGGGTTGAACGTGCCTTTGGTTTTAACGCCAGTATAATGCACGTTGAACGGAATCTGATAACCTGTGGTGTCACCGCCGTAGCTGCTGACCTCGATGTAGCACTCTTCCCGCACCGCAGGGAACGCGCCGCTGCTCTGGGCGTCCCACAGCTTGACTTCCACGATGTCGGTTTTCAGATCATCCAGAACCAGATCGTTGTCGATAATGCTCTGCAGCTTCTCAAACAGCGGGTCGCCTTTCTCGGCGTAGTAGGGGCTGACCTCGCCCTGCTTCTGGTAGCTGTCGATGCTGACAGTCTCGTTGCCGAGAATGTTGGTTTTCTTTTCGACGTTGGCGGACAACTCCGGGGAGTATTCCTCCAAATCTTTGCCCAGCCGCACATAGCTGGCCGTGCCATCATCTGCGGCAAAGGTTGCATTCAGATAATGCGCCATGTATTTGCGTTCGATTTTCATGCAAAATCCTCCGATTCATAGGTTTTTGTGTAGCGCAGGCTCAGCACAACCATATAAGTCGCCGTGCCTTCGGCCTCCGCTTCGTACAGTACGCCGTTCTGGGCGCGGGCGATGACAGGCTCTTCGGCGTCGCCAAAGTTCGGAGCAAGGCCGTGGGCACTCTGCTCCTGCACCCAATGCTGGAAGCCGTTGACCCAATCTGCGTTGATCTTCGCGCCCTCATCATCGCCTGCACTTTTGGCAAAAGTAAAGTACAGACCGAAGTTGCTCTGATTTGTGACGCAGACTGCGCCCGTGATATAGGTGCTGCGTTCAATTTCCTGCAGCCCCTGCGGGAAGACTGCGCCGCAGCTGGGCACTTGGTCGGTGTAGTCGACATGCCAATCTTTTAAGATGTCATGCCCCTCATAGGTGCGCAGCCATGTGATGACCTGCTCAAGTTCACTCATTCGCCAGACCTCTTTCCAATATAGCGTTCCAGATCGGCAGCCAGCGCATCACCCTCGGCAGCCACAAGCGCACGATCCCAATGCCCTCCGGCAAGGGGATTCTTTGTTTTTGTATAGTTCAGCGGTTTCCCGCTGCGGCTCACGTCGTTATACAGATAAACCGCCTGCGGCTCTTCGGTGACGATCTCCGGCACGCGGGGGTCGGTCTGGGCGACGGTCAGCTTGATGGTCGCGCCTGTACGGTAGGGCATATACTTCTGGACGCGCCGCAGCACATTCTTAGTGTGGAACATTTGCGCATCGCCCTGTTCATCCAGTCCCACTTCCTGCAAAATCTCTTCTGCGGCGGGAAAATCCAGCGTGACCCTCATTGCTTACCGCCTGCCTCCACATGGTACAGAACATTGCGGCAGCCCATGTCCCGCACCCAGTCTGCCGTAACAACACCGGGGCGGTTGGCCGGGACGAAGCTGCCCCACTGTTCGCGGGTGGTGATTTCTTCCCCAACGCCCTCCACAATGCGATCCCCGCATTCCAGCACATACACGCCGGGGATGC